AGAAGGCGGCGGTGAGAAAAACGCATTTGACAGGAATATAGCTGAAGATCTGGAAGAAAATGAACTGGCGGTAATAGCCGATGAACTTATAGGGCTGGTTGATGCTGACATTGATTCTCGCAAGGATTGGGCGGATACATTCGTTAAGGGACTTGACGTACTCGGATTCAAGTATGAAGAGAGGACGGATCCGTGGGACGGCGCGTGTGGTGTTTATTCGACGGTGCTTGCGGAAGCGGCTATCCGCTTTCAAGCGGAGACTATGAGTGAGACTTTCCCTGCTGCCGGTCCTGTAAAAACCAAGATACTCGGAGAAGAAACAAAAGAAAAAGAAGAAGCTGCCGCTCGTGTAAAGGCGGATATGAACTACGAACTTACTGAACGGATGGTTGAGTATCGCCCCGAGCACGAACGGCTTTTGTACAGTCTTGGACTTTCAGGGTCTTCATTCAAGAAAGTTTACTTTGACCCGAACATAGATCGTCAGACCGCCATCTACATTCCGGCGGAAGATGTCATAGTACCTTACGGCGCATCTCATATAGAAAGCGCTGAACGTGTCACGCATATAATGCGCAAGACAAAAAATGACCTGAAGAAACTTCAGGCTAACGAGTTTTATAGAGATATAGAGTTACAGGAGCCACAGCCGTTCCATACTGATATAGAGGAGCGTAAAGCTGAAGAAGGTGGATATTCCATAACAGATGATGATCGGTATGCAATTTATGAAATACATGCGGACCTGATTATTGATGGTATTGATGATTCTGAGGAGGAAATAGCAAAACCTTATGTAGTTACTATAGAACGCAGTACCAACTAGGTGCTTGCCATACGCAGAAACTGGGATCCTGAAGACCCGCTCATGTTAAAACGGCAGCACTTCGTACATTATGTATACGTGCCGGGGTTTGGTTTCTACGGTCTGGGCCTTATTCACATTATTGGTGGGTACGCTAGGGCCGGTACGAGTCTTATTCGTCAATTGGTGGATGCAGGTACGCTATCTAATTTACCGGGGGGTATAAAATCCCGTGGTCTTAGAATCAAAGGTGATGATACTCCTATCGAACCCGGTGAGTGGCGTGACGTAGATGTGCCGTCAGGCAGCATACGCGACAACATTATGCCGCTTCCGTATAAAGAACCCAGCAACACACTTCTCCAGCTTCTTAACCAGATAACCCAAGAAGGCCGTCGTCTTGGTGCCATAAGTGACATGAACATATCTGATATGTCGGCTAATGCTCCGGTAGGTACAACGTTGGCGCTGCTTGAACGTACTCTTAAACCTATGGCTGCAGTACAGGCTCGTGTTCATTACGCTATGAAACAGGAGTTTAAACTTCTTAAAGCAATAATGGCTGAATATGCGTCTGATGCGTATGATTATAAACCGCTTCGCGGAGAAATAAGTGCCAGACGTTCGGATTATGATACTGTAGATGTAATTCCTGTAAGTGATCCCAACAGCTCTACTATGGCGCAACGGGTTGTACAGTACCAAGCTGTACTCCAGATGTCTCAAGCTGCGCCCCAGATATATGACCTGCCACAGTTACACAGGCAGATGATTGAAGTGCTGGGTGTTAAGAACGCAGATAAACTTGTTCCCACCAAGGATGATATCGTTCCTACAGATCCTGTTAGTGAAAATATGGCCGCACTGGTTGGAAAACCAATGAAAGCCGTTATATACCAAGACCATGATGCCCACATAGGAACACATATGGCATTCATGCAAGACCCACAAGTTGCCCAGTTAATAGGACAGAATCCACAGGCCCAACAGATTATGATGTCGTTACAGGCACATATAGCAGAACATTTAGGGTTTAATTATCGTAAGCAGATCGAAGAGAAACTTGGTGTACCCCTTCCGCCGCCGGATCAACCATTGTCTGAAGAAATTGAAACCGAACTTTCAAGACTTGTTGCTGATGCAGGTAAACAGCTTACACAGGCACATCAGCAAGAAGCAGCACAGAGAGAGGCAAAACAGAAAGCTGAAGATCCTGTACTACAGTTACGACGTGAGGAGGTAGCCATTAAACAGGCTGAAGTACAACGTAAGACACAAAAAGATCAGGCTGATTCTGCACTGCAACAGGCGGAATTAATGCGTAAGGCACAGAAAGACCAAGTCGATGCAGCCATAGACGCCCAGCAAATTAAAATAGATGAAGCTGAGTTACTCGTAGAGGCAGAGAAATCAAGAGTAAAAGTTGATGCTGATATGAGAAAGGCGGCGGATAAGATGGATATTGATATATTGAAAGAAGTAACTAAACCCAACAGGAATAGAAGAGAGTAAATATGCCAAAAACCGTCTTTGACGTGCTTAAAGAACGTATCGGGGAGCAAAAATCCTCTGCTACAGAATTTCTTGCCGGGGGAGGTCCAAAGGATTTCGCTGAGTATAGAAATGTGTGTGGTTTGATCCGGGGTCTCGACACCGCACTTTCACATATGGAAGACCTCTCGCGCAACTATTTGGAAGATGACGACGATGAATAATACCGCAACGAAACCCAAACTTGTTACTACTGATGAAGATTGGGAAGCACAGCTACCTAAACCTTGTGGGTATCATATACTGGTAGCGTTACCAGATATAAGTGATTATTTTTTTGAGGGGGGCAGCGTACTTAAAACAGATAGTGAGAAACATAGAGAATACATTACTTCTATTATGGGGGTTGTATTGGATATGGGTTCTGGTGCTTATTCTGACGAAGAGCGGTTTCCTGATGGCCCTTGGTGTGAAGTCGGTGATTATGTGATGTTTCGTATGAACACTGGTACACGGTTTACTGTTAATGGCAAAGAGTTTAGGTTAATGAATGACGATTCCGTTGAGGCGGTTATTCCTGATCCTCGCGGCATCTGCAGAGCATAGGAGAGTGTTTGTATGCCTTTTGAAAAAGTAGAGTACAGTTTCCCGGAACCCGGTGAAGAAGACTCTGAAATTGAAATAGAACCTTCCAGCGCTATAGATGTTGATTTATCTGGTGGCACAGTTGAAAAAGTAGAGGAGCCTCCTGAAAAAACAGCTAATGGAGCTGATGATTTTGAAGTAGAGGTTGTTGATGATACGCCTCAAGCAGACAGGGGACGTAGAACATCAGAACCTCCTGAAGATGTAACTGATGAGGAACTTGAAGATTATTCTGATAAAGTTCGCAAGAGGATAAAGCACTTCAGCAAAGGCTATCACGATGAACGGAGGGCAAAAGAACAGGCGTTTCGTGAGCGTGAAGAACTTGAGAGGTATACTCAACAGCTTGTTGAAGAGAACAGAGGGCTTAAAACGTCCGCTACTAAAAATCAGACGGTGCTCTTGGATCAAGCTAAACGTACAGCGGATGGTGATCTGGAAAGAGCCAAAAGTGCGTATAAAGAGGCTTACGAAGCTGGCGATTCTGACGCAGTTGTAGAAGCACAGGAACAATTGACTTCTGCTAAAATACGAACAGATCGTTTAAATAACATACAAATACCTTTACAGGAAGATGGTGCCCCTGTAGAAGGAGAAGGACAACCCGCCCCAGTGCAGGTTGATGAGCGAGCTAGTGAATGGGCGAGAGCCAATACATGGTTCGGTTCAGATGACGAGATGACAAGTTTTGCGCTGGGGTTGCATAATAAACTTGTCAAACAGGGCGTAAGCCCGCAAAGTGATGAATACTACGATGCCATAAATGGCCGTATGCAAGAAGTATTCCCCGATAGTTTCGAGGGTGCTGCAGAATCAGATGGAGAAACGCCTAAACGCAAGAAGGCTAATGTGGTTGCGCCCGCTACGCGGAGCACGTCACCAAAGAAGGTGAGATTAACGCAAACACAGGTAACCCTTGCAAATCGTTTAGGAGTCCCTCTTACGGAATACGCCAAACAGGTTGCAATAGAACAGAGGAAAGATGCTAATGGCTGATAATCGTATCAATCGTGAACACACGACACGCGAAAAAACGACCCGTAAACGAGCTTGGCAGCGCCCCGAGGTGCTTCCCTCACCTACTCCCGAGCCGGGTTATGAATTTCATTGGGTACGAGTAGCAACGCTAGGCAATATTGATGCCACTAATGTTTCCTCAAAACTGCGTGAAGGTTGGGAGCCTGTTAAGGCGGAAGACCATCCTGAGATTACAATGGTTACTGTTGAACAAGAGAAATTCAAGGATAATGTTGTAATTGGAGGGTTGATGCTTTGCAAAGCTCCAGAGGAGTTAGTTGAGGAACGTAATGCGTATTACAATGCGCAGAGCAAAGCTCAGATAGCTGCTGTTGACAACAACCTGATGCGGGAGAATGACCCTCGTATGCCGCTCTTTAACGAACGGAAAACGAAGGTTACTTTTGGTGACGGATCTTAACATTTAACTCGGGAGTATAAGCGAATGGCTTATCCTACTATCTCTGGTCCTTACGGACTAAAGCCCGTTAAGATGCTTGACAATTCTCCGTACAATGGTGCTACTCGGCAATATAGAATTGCCAGTGCATACGGCACCAACATATTTTGCGGGGATGTTGTGAAGCTCGTAACTGGCGGTACCGTCGAGCGGGATACCGCAGACGCTGCCATGACACCTATTGGTGTCTTTATGGGGTGTACTTACACTGACCCTAGTACGTCTCAGATCACATTCAAACAGTATTGGCCCGCTAGTACAGTTGCTAGTGATGCGAAAGCATACGTGGTCGATGATCCGAATGTGTTGTTTAAAGTCGCAGTATGTTCTTCTGGAACTACTATGGCTGATCTTGCTATTACCGATATCGGGGCAAATGTGTTTATGATAGATAACTCCGGTAGTACAACAACGGGTAATTCAAAAATCTGCGTTGATGATACTTCCGCTACCACTAACACTTACCCGCTTCGTGTAGTAGATGTAGTGACTGAAACCAAGACTTCTTCGACGGCCTTCCCTGAAGTGCTCGTCAAGTGGTGTGCTGGTCATCAGTTTAACAACACAACCGGCGTTTAGAGGAGTAATGTAAAATGGCTATATCACGCGCCCAATTACTTAAAGAACTCCTCCCCGGCCTTAATGCTCTGTTTGGTATGGAGTATGCGAAGTACGGTGAAGAACATAAGGAGATATTCGAGACCGAATCTTCTGACCGTTCTTTTGAGGAAGAAACGAAACTGTCTGGTTTCTCTGCTGCACCTGTCAAGGACGAAGGCTCTGCCATCGAATATGATAATGCACAGGAAGCATGGACGGCTCGTTACACACACGAAACCATTGCGATGGGGTTCTCAGTTACTGAGGAAGCTGTTGAAGATAACCTGTATGACTCCTTGTCTGCTCGTTATACGAAGGCTCTCGCCCGCGCTATGGCTTATACAAAACAGGTCAAGGGGGCAGCTATCCTTAATGATGCCTTCTCTACCACTCATGGTGATGGCGTAGCGCTATGCTCTACTTCCCATCCACTTGTTTCTGGTGGTACCAACTCAAACACTCCCTCCACTGCTGCCGACCTCAATGAGACTTCTCTTGAGGCCGCTGTTATTCAGATTGGCAAATGGACAGATGAGCGTGGT